GTTTAAAACCAGTGTTCACACGATAGATCCCTTTGAGATCCCCGACAACTGGCGCAAGTTTAGATCCTGTGATTACGGCTATAGCAGTTATTCAGCGGTTCACTGGTACGCAATGGACCCAAGTTACGAAACTCTTTACGTCTACAGAGAATTATACCTCTCCAAGCATACAGGACGTGACCTTGCTAAGGCAGTTTTGGAAGCAGAGCGTGGCGACAGCATACAATATGGTGTTTTGGACAGTAGCTGTTGGCACAATAGAGGCCAGATAGGCCCTTCAATAGCAGAAGAGATGATTGCAGAAGGTTGCCGATGGCGTCCAAGTGATCGTTCAGCAGGTGCCAGGGTAGCTGGCAAGAACCGTTTACACGAATTGCTAAAGGTTGATGAAGATACTGAACTTCCTGGCGTGATATTCTTCAACAATTGTAGGCAGGTTATCGCAGATTTACCCGTAATCCCGTCCTGCCCTAAAGGCACTGACGATATTGATCAAAGATATGCTTCAGATCACGCCTATGACAGCCTTCGCTACGGAATTATGAGCCGCCCAAGAGCATTTTCGCCCTTCGGAACAGGCCAAGGCGTACCACAACAGCGCTGGACCCCTTCAGACGCAACATTTGGATACTAAAATATGGCATTAATGGACAAACCATCGGGTTTAGACCCAGAAGAAGCTACAGAAGCAGACAATGTCGTGGTTCTTGAAGAGGATGGAGACGTTGAGCAGGATAACCTAGAGTATTCTGGCCTGTCTTCGTTCATTGAGGCACAGTTCAGACGCTCTAAAGACAACAGGCTGCACGATGAAGAGCGTTGGCTTATGGCTTATCGCAATTATCGTGGTATTTATGGCCCTGATGTACAGTTTACCGACTCTGAGAAGTCTAAAACCTTTGTTAAGATCACTAAAACCAAGGTTCTGGCTGCATATGCACAATTAGTTGATGTTTTGTTTGCTGGAAGCAAGTTTCCTGTAGGTATTGAGGCCCGTCGCTACCCTAATAACGTAGCAGACGCCGTTAACTTCGATCCTAACGGCCTTACAGACGAAAAAGTACGAGAAAAAGTAGATGTGGAGTACAAAGTACCCCGCACAGTGGTTCGTCCTGAACTACAGAAGGATCTAGGCGTCTATAAGGACACCGTAGAGCCTGTTAAAGACGATTTAGAGATGGGTGCTGGCACAAACGCTGGTTCTATCACGTATGAGCCTGCAAAACGTGCTGCACAGCTTATGGAAAAGAAGATGCACGATCAGCTAGAGGAAACAAACGCCTCTAAGCACCTACGGTCTATGGCTTTCGAGTGTGCCTTGTTTGGTACAGGTATTCTTAAAGGCCCTTTTGCATTCGACAAGGAATATCCCCGCTGGGATGAAGAGGGCAACTACGATCCTCTATATGAAACTATCCCAAAGGTAGAATACGTTTCTATGTGGGATATGTACCCTGATCCATCTGCTCGTAACATGGCAGAGGCAGAATACACCATTCAGCGACACCGTCTTAACAAGACGCAGATGCGTGGCCTTAAAAAGCGTCCGCATTTCCGTACTGAAAGCATTGAGATCGCATTAGAGTACGGCCCACAATACCAGCGAGAATACTGGGAGAATACACTAGAAGACGGTGTTAACTCCGATGATGTGGACCGCTATGAGGTTTTAGAATACTGGGGCATCATCGATGCTGAGTTGGCTGAAGAAGCTGACATCGATATTCCGAAAAACCTAGAAGACCTGGACGAGATCCAAGTCAACGTATGGATCTGCAATGGGCAAATCCTGCGTCTGGTTATGAACCCCTTCACACCTAGCCGTATTCCATACTCCGCAGTCCCTTACGAATTAAACCCCTACGGTTTCTTTGGCGTTGGCGTTGCAGAGAACATGGAAGACACCCAGCTTCTGATGAATGGCTTTATGCGTCTTAGTGTAGATAACGCAGCTTTGTCTGGAAATCTTCTCATTGAGATTGATGAAACTAACCTAGTCCCTGGACAAGACCTTTCTGTGTATCCTGGCAAAGTGTTCCGACGCCAAGCAGGTGCGCCAGGTCAGGCCATATTTGGCACTAAGTTCCCCAACGTATCTAACGAACTATTAATGATGTTTGATAAGGCACGGCAGCTTTCTGATGAAAGTACAGGCATTCCTTCCTATAGCCACGGTGCCACAGGCGTTATGGGTGTAGGACGTACTGCTTCAGGTATGTCTATGTTGATGGGTGCTGCAGCGCAGAACATTAAGGCGGTTGTACGCAATATTGATGACTACTTGCTGACACCACTTGGCAAAGCTCTGTTTGCTTTCAACATGCAGTTTAACTTCGACAAGCAATTTACTAATGGTGACCTAGAAGTAAAAGCTCGTGGCACGGAAAGCCTGATGCGCAACGAGATCCGTTCCCAGCGTCTTCTACAATTTATGCAGATGACTGCTAACCAGCAAATGGCTCCATTTGTGAAGTACGATTATGTTTTACGGGAGCTTGCGGCTTCTATGGACCTTGATGAGGATAAGATCCTCAATGATCAGCGTGAAGCCATTCTCCAAGCTAAGATGATGGCAGACATTCAAGCAATGATGCCACAGCAGCCACAGGCTCCTCAACAGGGCGCTGAAGGTGCTGTACCTAACCCCGAAGACCCTACAGGCAATGGTGGCGGTAATATCGCCCCAGGAGCGGCCCCAGAGCCAGGTGCTGAAGGATTTACAGGTGCAGGTGGTGGAGACAATGGTGGTAACGTACCGCAGCCGCCACAGGGACAGCCTCAGTAATGTGGATACTCGTATTCTTTCAGCTTATCAATAACAACGTGACCCATTACCAACTAGGTCAATACCCCACCCAAAAGGAGTGTGAGCAAGAGTTTTCTAAGGCTACCGTTCTAGTCACAACAAGTAATATTGCGCTGTATTGTTTTGAGGTGACAAATGGATAAAGCACAGTACCGCTTACTCCTGCCTCTGGTAAATGACCGTGACCAGATGAACCTTCTACAAGACTACGCTGTAGCTAGAATTGAGGGCTACAGGGATCTTCTTGAGAAACAAAAAGACCCACAAAGAATTTTAGAAATCCAAGGGGCAATCACAGAGCTTCGTAGATTTAAGACGCTTCGAGATGAAGTATTAAAAGGAGCCGAATAATGGCTGACATGAGGACAAAAGTTGCAGGTGTTAAAACCAGAAATGGTAAGCCGTTGTGGAAAAGCGAAGACGATTATGAACCCTACTCAGAGAAGACGGCTACGTTTGAATATGGGGATGGCTATATTGTAACCCCTACGATTGATCCTGAAACTGGCGGTACTTACAAGCTAGATGATCTACTGGATCAATACGAAAAGGACGGCCCATATGATCTATACACAGGTGAAAAGCTTCCTGTCTTTGAGGACATAGATACTGCAGATAGCTACGCAAAGTGGCGGTCTGATAATATTTTAAATTTTGATCTTACTGACGAAGAGTTCTTTACAGGTGAAAGCGGCACGTACTCTAAGCAAGATGGCTCTGAGATCACGTTTGCTGACCGCAAGCAAGATATGATTGATTACGCAGCGGGCGCAAGAGACAGCGTATATGGTTTCCTGGGAGTACCTACCGACGAAGACGAAGGCTCTGGTATGGCCCTTGGTGGGTTAGCCGTTGCTCGAAAAGGTATTGGGACACAGGAAGGTGAAGATATGGCTAATAAGAAATTTCAAATGGATGAAGGCAAAGCGGATCTTAATGCTGACGGCTCCTTGTCTTCTTATGAAAAGGCTCGTGGCGAAGCTGTGCAGAAAGCCATGGTAGATGATCCAGAGCAAGATGAAAAATACGCACACGGTGGAATGCCTTGCGGAATGGATGAAGGCCTAATGGTTGATCCTGTTTCGGGCAATGACATTCCTATTGGTAGCACGGCTGAAAACGTCCGTGATGATATTGAGATTAATATTTCTGAAGGCGAATACGTTCTGCCTGCAGATGTCGTTAAGTGGCACGGCTTGAAGCATATCATGGATATGGAAGCCGAAGCCAAAATGGGCCTCATGGGAATGTATGGAATGGGGCTTATTAAGTATACCGATCAGGAAGCTGACGGTGAAGTGGAAGAGGCAGAAGAAGCTATCGAAACCCCTGAAGGGAATGAAGTTGAGGTAGCCTCTGTGGAGGTTTCTGAAGAAGAACCCGAAGTCAATGAAACTGAAGATTATCAGGACAGTGAATACGGCACGAAGACTTCGTCGTATGGAATGGTGAAAAAGCCGAAAGTGGCCTTCATCTCCTAAACTATTGGGCTACCCGTATACGGCCCCCAAGGAAAAATCATGGCACGATATAGACGTATTGAAGAGGCAGATACAGATCTGTCTTACAGTGAAGAACTGTCTAAAGAGCAGCAAGTGGCTCAAGACGGATCTGAACCACGGGATAGCGAAGAAGCTTCCTTTAAAAAGCGCTACGGAGATCTGCGGCGTCATACGCAACAGCAGATGATCCAGAAGGATCAGGAACTAGAAAACCTTAAAAAGCAGTTAGAGACAGCCGCTAAAGGTCAGATCAAGTTTCCAAAGACCGATGAAGAAATCGATAAGTGGTCTCAGAAGTATCCTGATGTAGCAAAGATCGTAGATACTATTGCACGTAAGCGGGCAAACGAAGCACTTGAAGAAGGCGAGAAGCGTTTAGGGCATCTAAAGAATTTAGAGACTAAGCTTAATCGCAAAGAGGCTGAACAACAGCTTATGAAGATGCATCCAGACTTCGGAGAAATTCGACAGGATGCTGCGTTTCATGAATGGGTGGCTTTGCAGCCTACTTACATTCAAGATGCTTTGTACAAGAATAACACTGACGCTGTAGCAGCTTCTCGTGCGATTGATTTGTACAAAGCCGATAAAGGTAAGAAGCGTAACACCTCTAAGTCTGCAGCGCAGTCTGTAGGGCGAACATCCACTACAAGCCCCACTCCGACAGGCGGTCGTCCCAAGTTCTCAGAAAGCCAAGTACAGGCCATGTCTGATCGTGAATACGAAAAGAACGAAGAGGCTATTCTAGAAGCTATGCGTACAAATTCATTTGTGTACGACGTTTCTGGCGCAGCACGTTAAACAAAAGGCCAACAGTAGATATAAAGACCATTTACTGTTGGCTTTAAAAGTGTTATAATTATTGTAATGAACAACCTTTTCTGAGCTTTTTTATTAAAAGCTGAGATGAGATTGTTTCTTCAATCTCTAACAGGATCTAGGGCCTCTATTTAGACTACCCCTTTAAATCCTTTTATCCAGAAGAAATGAGACAATAAGTCCACCAGTACGATTAGGCCCGTGTATACGGCAGTATATACGCACCCTAACATTAGTACTGCCACTCAACTGTTATCTTCTGTGTTCTGTCCGAAGCGAAAGCTTCCAGCCATTTCACAAAGGAGAAACAAAATGGCATTTCCAGTAGCAAACGGTTATGGTAACCTACCTAACGGTAACTTTTCACCAGTTATCTATTCCAAGAAAGTCCAAAAGGCTTTCCGTAACTCTTCCGTAGTAGAAGACATCACTAACACAGACTATGCGGGCGAAATCGCCAACATGGGCGACAGTGTTAAAATCATCAAAGAACCTGAAATCACTATCAATTCTTATGCTCGTGGCACCACGCTTGCGACACAAGATATCACAGATGCTGATTTCACAATGATCGTTGATCAAGCCAACTACTTCCAGTTCGCACTCGACGACATTGAAGAAGCACACTCACACGTAAACTTCATCGATCTGGCAACAGACCGTGCGGGTTTTAAACTGCGTGATGCTTTTGACCAAGACGTTCTAGGCTATATGTCTGGTTGGACATGGAACGGCTCTGCATGGGTACGTCGTACAGCCGCAGCAGGTACTAAGTCTAACGCAGCAGCAGGCGCAGACGAACTTCTGGACGCAAACCAACTCGACATCACAGCCTTTGGTGGTTCTGATATCGGTGGTGAATCTGAAGTAACTTCTATCCCTGTTGCAGCGGGTGGCGGTGCTGGTGCAATCACTTCGCCTTTGGCAGTGATGAACCGTATGGCTCGTTTGATGGATGCGGCTAACGTAGACACAGATGGTCGTTGGATCGTCGTTGACCCTGTCTTCAAAGAAATCCTGATGGATGAAGATGCGAAGCTGGTTAACGCTGACTTCGGCGGTGATGCAGAAGTACGCAATGGTCGTCTTCCAGGCACCATCCGTGGCTTCCGTGTGTATACATCAAACAACCTTCCTTACGAAGGTACTGGTGCAGGCACATCTGCTTCCGCAGGTTCTGAAGCCAACTACGGTGTTATCGTAGCGGGTCACGACTCCTCGGTAGCAGTAGCTGACCAAATTGCGAAAACTGAGAGCTTCCGCTCACCAGATACATTCGCAGACATCGTCCGTGGTATGCAGCTTTATGGTCGCAAAATCTTGCGCCCAGAAGGCTTGATCACAGCGAACTATAACTTGGCCTAATGGTTAAGCGGGGGCAGGGCAACTTGCCCCCTTACCACTTTTTAGGGGTTTGAAATGCCATCTACATACATTGATCTTTGTAACCAAGTATTGCGCCGTCTCAATGAAGTTGAGATAGCTGTAGGTGACTTCCCAAACGTGCGTGGTGTACAGGCGCTTGTTAAAGACGCTGTTAAAGCTTCTATCGCACAAGTAAATCAAGCTGAGTATGAATGGCCCTTTAATGCGGCAGAGCATACAGAAACGCTTGTAGTTGGGCAGAGTGAATACACCTGGCCCACTTATTTTAAAGTTTCCGATTGGAATAGCTTCCAATTACAAAAGAATGAAGCGTTAGGCGTTGGCTACAAAGCTATGAAGCCTATTGATCGTGATACATGGTACTCTCAGTATCGTGACGCAGACTACGAAGCAGGCAGCGCAGGGCGTGGAGTTCCAGAGATGGTTTTTCAGGGTCACGGCAATGGTTTTGGCGTTACGCCTTCTCCCAATAAAGCCTACTCTATTCGCTTTAGATATTATCAAAATTATTCGGATTTAACCAACCACAATGATGTAACCCGTATTCCTGAAAGCTTTGATACCGTTATCATCGATGGCGCTTTGTATCACCTTTATATGTTTAAGGATAACATCGAAAGTTCCCAGGCTGCGTTCATGACATTTGAACGTGGGATTAAAAATTTACAGTCTTTGTACATTAACAACTTTGAGTACATCTCAGACACTAGAGTGAGGTTTTAATGCCTGACCGTATTGAGAGTTATAAGGTCATCTGCGGAGGTGGCCTTAACTCTAACGAAAACCACTTAGATCTATCAGACAATGCTGCAGGCGCTGCAACACGTTTGGTAAATTATGAGCCTTCTTTGTACGGTGGGTATCGTAGGATTGAAGGATACGAGGCTTTCTCAAGTTCGTATTCCGAAGTTGATGATGTAGATAACCCAGGATCTGCTGAAGGTAAGGTTCTAGGAGTAGCTATCTTCAAAGATGATGTTACCAACAGCACTAAAATTATAGCTGCTAGAAAAGACGTTGGTGCTACAACTTACAGCTTTTACCACTACACTCCTCTGATTGGTTGGCGGAAGTACACTCTAGACCATGGCGTGACCCGAAACACTACGGATGGTGTTAGAACGGTAGATAAGCTTCGGCATGTTACCTTTAATTTCGGTACAGGTAATAATATCTGTTTTGTGGACGGCGTTAATCCTGCCATTGTCTTTGATGGATCTCATTGGGAGCAGCTCACTTCATCTGGAGCAGGGACTAACCCCAGTGACGTTGGACACACTAGCCAAACAGGTGGTGGTGATCAGTGCCTTAACGCACCTTCTCTTGTAGACGTATTTGAAAATCACCTATTCCTATCAGGAGATCGCACGGCACAGGCTGCAGTAGCACACTCTGCTCCTCGTGATCCTTATGATTTCACTGTAGCAAATGGCGCTGGGCAAATAGCTGTAGGCTTTGATGTTATTCAGATCAAACCGTTCCGTGATAATCTTTTTGTATTTGGTAATAACGGTATTAAGAAAGTTATAGCGGATCTAACCAGTGGCTTTGTTCTAGCACAAGTTACAGCTAACGTCGGTTGTGTTGCGGCAGACAGTGTTTTAGAAATCGGCGGTGACTTAATATTCTTAGCACCTGATGGTTTCCGTCCTGTGGCAGGCACAAGCCGTATTGGCGACGTTGAACTTGAAACCATTTCTAAATCCATACAAGCAACCCTTGTAGACGTTATTCGTAACCGTGATCTAAGCACTCTTACGGGTGTTGTTATTAGGTCTAAGTCCCAGGTTAGGTACTTTGTTGGTGACGACAGCGTAGACGTTCCTAGTAGCTTTGGTATGATTGGTGGCCTCACAGATAATCAAGGCGGCATAAGCTGGGAGTTTGGTGAGCTTGTAGGTATTCGTGCGTCCTGCACAGCGTCGGAGTATATCGGAACAGAAGAGTTTGTTCTTCATGGCGACTACGATGGTAAGATCTATCGCCAGGAGCAGGGTACATCCTTCAATGGTCAAGACATCGTAGCAATTTACTCTACACCGTATTTAGACTTTGGTGAGACCGAAGAACGTAAGTACATTCGTAAAATTAACACATTTGTACGTGCCGAAGGCCCAATGGAAATGAACCTTTCCTTGGCGTTTGATTGGGGTGACTACAACACCGCACGGCCTTCAACATACACACAGGCCAGCCAAGGCGGTCCTACAGTTTATGGAGGTCGTTCCATTACCTACGGATCACCCAATGTACTGTATGGCGGTTCATCGAAGCCAGTGATGACTTCAGATGTACAAGGTTCAGGATTTTCAGTTCGGGCTACCTACGTGACCGTAGGACAGACGGAACCGTTCTCTATCCAAGGTATCGTATTTGAACATTCCGTTGCAGGGAGAAGATAAACAATGGCAGGTTACACACGCCAAAGTATTGCTGACATTATCAATGGTGCAGACATCACTGCCCCACCAGTTAATGCAGAGTTTAACCAAATCACTGCAGCGTTTAACGGCGCTACAGGACACTCACACGATGGGTCCACAGGCAATGCGCCTAAGATTGATCTCACAACATCGGTAAGCGGCTATCTTCCTGCCGTGCATGGCGGTATTGGTGGTAAGAATAACTTTGCTGCTACAACAAACCCTCTGGCTACAGATGATGCAGGGGATGGATACGCACCAGGCTCCATGTGGGAGAACACCACTACAGGCCGTGTATTTATCTGCGTAGGCAATACATCCAACGCAGCCGTTTGGCGTGAACTGGTACAAGTACAAACAGCTAATAAGATTATCCCAGAGACCACAAACACTGTGGATCTTGGTGATCCTTCTACACGCTTCCAAGACTTGTGGTTGGCAGGCGGTTTGTCTGCATTCGGCAATGGCTCACTAGGCGGCACTCTGACGGTTACAGGTGCAACAACTCTTAGTTCAACGCTGGGCGTAACTGGCGATACTACGCTGGTTAACCTATCTGCTACAGGCACTTCCACGCTGACATCGGTTGATGTTAATTCTGGTGCTATCGACAGTACGGCTATTGGTACTACGACACCTGCCGCTGGTACGTTCACTACACTGAATGCTAATACTAGCCTTGTAGCTGCTACAGCCGACATTAACGGTGGTACTATTGATGGTGCTACTATTGGTGCTTCTACGCCCTCTACAGGCGCTTTCACAACTATCTCTACCTCTGGTCAGGCTACGCTTGCATCCGCAGACATCAACGGCGGCTCTATTGATGGCGCTACCGTAGGTGCAACAAGCCACACTTCTGGTAAGTTCACTACCCTGCAATCAACGGGTCAGGCTACTCTAGCTTCTGCTGACATTAACGGTGGTGCAATCGACGGTACAACCATTGGTACAACTACACCTAGCAGCGGTGCATTTACTACAGTATCTGCTTCTGGCGGTGTTACGGGTGACCTTACAGGCGATGTAACAGGTAACGTAACAGGGAATATCACTGGTGCAGTAACAGGCAATGTTACGGGTAACCTCACAGGTAACGTAACATCTACTGGTTCTTCTAGCTTCAACAACGTGACCATTGACGGTACACTGAACATGAATGCTGGCACAACTGCTACCATAACCAACCTTACCTCACCTACCAATACAAATGATGCAGCTACTAAGGGCTATGTAGACACACAGGTATCTAACCTTGTAGACTCAGCACCGGGTACACTTGATACTCTTAACGAACTTGCTGCAGCTTTGGGGGATGACCCTGACTTTGCTACTACAGTAACTAACAGCATTGCCACTAAGCTACCTCTTGCTGGTGGTACAATGACTGGTGCTATTGCCATGTCCACTAATAAGATCACTGGTGCAGGTGATCCTACGGCGGCACAGGACGTAGCAACTAAAGCTTATGTAGATACACAAGATGGTCTGCAGGTTACTAAATCTGGTGATACTATGTCTGGTAACCTTGCAATGGGTTCCAACAAAGTAACTGGCTTGGCTACTCCTACAGATGCTAATGATGCTGCCTCTAAGACATACGTTGATGGTATCCTTGGTAGTGCCACTGCCGCTAGTGCAAGTGCCGCTGCAGCAGCTACATCTGAAAGCAATGCCGCAACAAGCGAAACTAATGCAAGTAACTCAGCTAGTGCTGCTGCTACCAGTGAAGCTAATGCCGCTGCATCATATGATAACTTTGATGACCGTTACCTTGGTGCTAAGTCCACTGCTCCTACAGTAGATAATGATGGTGATGCACTTATTGTAGGTGCTTTGTACTTTAATAGCACAACTAACATCATGAACGTATATGGTTCTGGTGGTTGGCAGTCTGCAGGTTCAGCGGTCAATGGTACATCTGATCGTCAGACTTACACTGCCACTGCAGGTCAAACAGTCTTTGCTGCTACCTACGATACTGGTTATGTAGATGTGTACCTCAACGGTGTTAAACTTATTGCTGGTACAGACTTTACTGCTACGAATGGTACAAGCATTACTCTTGCTTCAGGTGCTGCAGTAAATGACGTAGTAGACATCGTAGCTTATGGTACATTTGTACTTGCCGATCACTATACTAAACTGCAGTCAGATGCTCGTTACGTTGAAGTAGCTGGCGATACCATGACTGGTGGTCTGAACGTCACAGGCGGATCAGTTGGGATTGGCACGAGTTCGCCAGCCGCAGAATTGCACATTAATCAAAGCGGCGGAACACCTGAGATACGTCTATCTGATGGCACACATGCAGCTATGTTCAAGATGGACACAGTTGCCCACATTGGCTCTGTTACAAGTGTTGGGCTTGCGTTTGACATTAACAGTACAGAGGAAATGCGTCTTACATCTACTGGCTTGGGGATTGGCACGAGTTCGCCTAGTGCATTACTTCATCTGGAAAGTGCTGGCCCATCTATTAAGTTAGTTGATAGTGACAACAACCCAGATTACGAGATAAAGAACGGTAATGGTAGCTTCCGTATTATTGATACCACTGCTGGGTCTGATAGAATAAACATCTCATCAGCGGGTAATGTTGGGATTGGCACGAGTTCGCCTCCCGCAAAATTGACTATTGCAGAGGATTTGACTGGCCCCTTAGATGCAACTGCGTTCAGGTTAAATGCCTCATCTGCAAATGACAGCAACACCCTTTTTGGTGGTCCTGTATCTTCTGGCAACTACTCGTTTTTCCAATCTTATAAAGAGGGTACAAGTGCTGGCGTAAGGGCTTTAGCTATTAATCCCGCTGGCGGTAATGTTGGGATTGGCACGAGTTCGCCTAGTAAGAAACTTCATGTTTCAACCACTGGAACGTATGACGGCATTCTCCTTTCCAACGGTCATGCTCAATCGGCAGCACGTTTGCAGTTAAACAATGATGACAGTAAGTCATTACAGATTGATATAGGTGGCTCGACACAGTCAACTTATGGCCCTTATGTTGCCAACACAGCGGCTATTGTTGCAAACTCCGCCCCATTAAATATAGGCACGGATAGTGCTAATCAGGTTGCGTTTTATACTAATTTAACAGAACGTATTCGGCTGGACAGCAGCGGTAACTTGCTGGCGGGACGAACAGCAACTATTAACGGAAATATTAATACAACAAGCGGCGCTCAAATTGGCTCTAATGGTCTTATTCAAGCTTCGGTTTCTGGTGATACAGCACTTGCACTACAGAGGTTAACCACTGATGGTGACATTATTCAATTTCGCAAAAACACCACCACTGTGGGGAGTATTGGGAGTGTAGATGGTAACTCATTAAAAATAGGTGATGGAAATACCAATCTAAGATTTTACAACCCAGCAAATGTTATTATTCCTTGTAATTCATCTGGCGCAAACCAACCAAATGTAGTTGATTTAGGTAATTCCTCTTCTACTTTCAAAGACCTCTACCTGTCTGGCGGTGTAGACTTCGGCGGTGCTGGCGGCTCTGGTACATCTTCAAGCAATAAGCTGGATGACTATGAGGAGGGGAGTTGGACGCCTGCTTGGACCTCTGTCACCAATCCCAGCTATACTGTTCAGCTTGGTTATTATACTAGAGTAGGAAGATTAGTTACTTTTCATATGACTCTACAATGGAGTGGCGGCACTTCTATCGGCGCAAACATAGGTGGCCTTCCGTTTGCGGTAAACGGTGCCGCCCAAAATTATTTTATGTGTTCTACCTACCACGATGCTGGAATTACTTACGGATCAGGAAGGACAACCCTCGTAGCGTACCCTGTTCTTAGTCAAGCTTATTTGCAGCTTAATTCTAATGGCTCTGCCATTGCAGGAGTTGCTCCTACATTTGCAACTAGCGGGGTTTTGTACGCTACGGGGTTCTACTACGCAGCATAACCCCACACCATAGGGGTCGGACAGTCCACACCATCACAGGAGATAAACGATGGCACTAACAGAAGAAACAGTACAAGATAAAATCGAGATCGTAGGCGACTTCAAGCACGTTCAGGTCAGAACAGCCACGGTCATCAAGCGTGACGGTGTAGAGATCAGCCGATCCTTCTCACGCCATGTCGTTGCACCTAACGATGACATCACAGGCGAGAGCGCAGAGGTTCAAGCCATCTGTGCCGCAGTGCATACACAAGCGGTTAAGGATGCTTATGCTGCACACATCGCTGCACAGGCTGCTGAGTAATACATGAAGTCTGTCCCCCTAGATAAGCAAGCACACTTTCTAGCAGGTGCAGCCATAGCTTCCACAGTGACGCTGTACAGTACCCCTCTGCTTGGCTTGTTGTTATGTGTCGTAGCTGCTGTAGGGAAAGAACTATATGACGCCACAGGGCGAGGTACACCAGATGTATGGGATGCCGTTGTAACAATCTTAGGTGGTGCAGTTGTACTACCATACATCTTACTAAGTTAGAGGAACACAGTCTATGTCAAAAGCCAGAACACTAGCCGACTTTATATCTGACGGTAGCCCGTTAGCTGATGGCACTATCTCAGTATCGGAAGTGTCTGGTGCTGCCCCACTCGAAAGCCCTACGTTTACTGGTACTATTACATCTACTGGTAATATTGCTCTGGGGGACTTGGATGAGTTAAGACTAGGCGGTAATGCAATGCGCCTGTATTACGATAGCAATAATAATTACACAGTTCTAGACAGTAACGGCACTCAAGGCTTTAGGTTCATGGGTACTAATGGTCTCAGTGTTGAGATTGATGGCTCTGCGGTCACAAGTTTTGGTCTGAATGGGGTTACAATCTCACCTAATGGAACTGAGAAGCTACAAGTATACAGTGGTGGTTCCATATTCTCTGGCAACCTAAGAGTTAATGATGACATTAAACTTGGCTTTGGTCAGTTTGGGACAGACCTTGAAATCTACCATGACACTGCCTCAACTACTAACAAACTGGTTGGTGATCTTACGCAGACAGGTAGGTTAACAACTGATGCCGCAGACCTAGCAGCAATAGCTAAATCCATCACCGACACAGCCGTAGACGTATTCGTGTACGACACCAGCAAGGACAGCGATGGCGGTGCATGGCGTAAGCGCACACAAGGCACTAGCTGGTACAATGAGACACTGAACACTGCCACCCGTGGGGCAAGACGTGAGTTCCCTGCGGTTGCTGTTATTGTGGCTGAGAGTAATCAGGTTACGATCTACGATGGTGATGATCCTGATCTGCCTATGTGGATGGTGTTTAATGGTGTTGGCTCAAGGGGAGGCCAAACAGCCTACTATGTGAGTGGTGGAACATTAACAGGTTTATCTGCTTTAAACGGGCAGCTATCTGTATCTCATTATGGTACGGTCATAATCAACATGGTTGCAGACAGCGGTATTTATGTTGGCTCAGCTTCGGATAATAACAAAGGCACATTTACAAAACCAATAATAGAAAGAAACGCAGTGCAGGGTTATACGTCTCCTGTTCTGATAGCCGTACAGGAGGCTCATAACGATGTAGCCATGACCGTTCTGCCCAACGCCCCGATTGACCCTGCGACTGGGCTTCCTGTGCCGACTATTGCTGTGGCGACTGGTGGTGGCGTGAGTGTGATTAAGGATGATGGGACTGTTGTTTCCCTAACTACTTCTAATAACACCGCAGAAACAGTTTCTTGGTTAAGCAATAATCATCTAGCGGCAGAAACTGTCGGCTATCCATATGTGTTTACCGTATCTTCCCTGCCAAAAACGGTTTCGGGATATGTTTCATCAGAAGCCCCATCTTCAGACCTTTGGCATCACTTCTCAATTACCGAATATGCAAACACCTATAACTATGTTTTGACAGGGACAAATGGAACTTATCGCAACGAAACTGTCGGTGAATATCTTGGAAGCTACTGTGATGCAGGGTTTGCATTAGTTGATGAGAATTTTGAAAATTATCAGAATGGCAGTTCTGTTCATGTCACCTCCACCTACAACACAGGCTGGATGAACGGCGACATCAAACTCGCCACCTTGTCCGACACAGATGATACTGACGTTACTGGCGGAAGTTTGCTTACAGGGCAAAAATCAACATATGACGTAGACACGTCGACGCCCGGATGGAATACGCAAGCTAATGCCACAGTAAGCCATTCTTCTGGCAACGGTAATGGTGGGGGTAATGCAGTTTCGGTAACGTCTTCAGGTGGTTCTAACATCTATGGATCACTAGATACGGGGCTGTCTTTAACAAGTGGCAAGCAATACATTCTTCAGTTTGATATACGAAACTCTTCTGGTACTGCTGCTTCAGTAATAAATGCATCACAAAATGCTTACCACAGCGGAACTCAGTATGGTAATATTCTTACTTCATCTGATAACTTATCTACTACATACCAAACGGTTTACTTCACCTTTACGGCAACAACGGCAAACTTAAATCTGAACGTCTATGCAGGTACAGGTAACAATGTAGCTGTTTATTTGGACAATATACAAGTTCATGAAGCCGAAGAAGACCGCAGTGTGAACGGCAACGGTCTACAAGTGTTCGGCACTGTGACCAAAAACCCTGTGGCTACTGGTGCTGACTTGGTGGCGTATAGTGGGTTTAGTGGAAGTAACTATCTGCAACAGCCTTATAACAGTGATCTGGACTTTGGTACTAGTGCTTGGTCGGTTACTTGTTGGTTTAAAATAGCATCGGGAGCAAATACCGCTGTAATGCTTAGTTGGCGTAATAGTGGAGGTGCAGCCCCATATTGGCAAATATACCAGACTAATACAGCTATGAATTTTGATGCTAGTGATGGATCGGGTTATGCGGGGTTATCTACGTCAACAACATACCGTGATGATCATTGGCATATGCTAACATTTCTAGCACGAGGGCCAAGTTTAAGAGAAGCATATGTTGATGGTAAGTTTGTTGGATCAAGTACAACAACAGTTGGAACAGGTTTCACTGGTGGTTCAGATCATGAATTTAAAGTAGGTCAGCACTATGATGGTGCCTATTCATACACAGGTTCCGTTGCACTTGTTCGCATCTCAGCCACAGCCCCATCCCCAGAACAGATCAAGAAAATCTACGAGGACGAGAAGGTGCTGTTCCAAGAGAATGCTCAGGCAACCCTCTACGGTTCCTCTGATGCGGTAACAGCTTTGGCCTACGACGATAGCACAGAGTTGCTTCATGTCGGTACAAGCGCAGGACGTTCAGTCTTCCAAGGTCTACGCAGAGTAGACAACACAACCGATGCAGTCGGTGCAGCAATCAGTGCCAGCAACGGCCTAGTGGCAGAGGATTAATCCATGACAGTTAAAGTAAGCAAACCAGCCATAAATGTACGGGAGGAGTTGGCTGACCTCCGCAAGCCCACGGGTCTAGCTGGCGAGGCTATGCTTCGTGCTGAGACACCACAGGAACAGTTTAACCTGATTGGTGCTGGGCGTAGGAACCTGATTATCAATGGTGGTATGCAAGTTTGGCAGCGTGGGACTAGTTTTAGTACTACAGATGGTTATACAGTAGATCGTTGGCGCTTTGACGATGATTTGCTAGATCAATATGCACACACTGCAACAAAGTCTACCGATGCGCCTGCTGGGTTTGGTTCATCTTTTAAAGTTGAGGTTACAACAACTGAGACAGCTATTGATAGTGGCGAGGACTTAGCGTTTTCTCAAAGAATAGAGGCGCAAGACTTACAGCAATTAGGGGCTGGCACGTCTTCACCAAAACCAGTGACTGTCAGTTTCTGGGTAAAATCTAGTGTAACAGGAACTTACGCTGCGCACTTTAAAATGGAAGACGATAATAGAATATTTCCTTTTACTTACACGATAGACGCTGCAAGTACATGGGAATATAAAACTATTGATATACCGCCGTGTACGATAGCTACAGTCGATAATGACACAGGCCACGGTGCAACTTTGCGTTTTCTACTTTTATCGGGTTCGGCCTATACAACAGGTAGCACTGGCACATGGCAGCCGTATTCTTCAAACTTATTCGCCGCTGGGCATCAGGCACAAATCTCAACTGATGGCGATACATGGCAAATCACAGGTGTCCAACTAGAACTAGGCAAAGTCGCCACGCCTTTTGAACACCGATCCTATGCTGAAGAAATGGCGTTGTGCCAGCGGTATTATACCCGACTGGGCAACGATGACGGAGGATTTACGCACTTGATGGTCGGCTCTGCGGAAGGCACAACAGTTTACGTTGTTTCACGGTCGTTATCAACAAGGAT